TACAACGAAGAACCGCCTGCAGAGCCGAAAAGCAAACTCGGTGATATATGGCAATTAGGCAATCACCGATTAATCTGCGGAGACAGCACCGACCCTGCGGTTATTGATAGGCTTATGGATGGAGTAAAGGCTGATATGGTCTTCTGCGATGCTCCATATGGGTACAAGTACGAAAGCAACCATCAAGACAAATATGAAATGTTGCAGAATGATGATAAGATTTTAGACTTTATTCCTGCGATATGGGGAGCAATGCAAGATAATTGCCCTGTATATGAGTTTTGTGGTTGGCAATCTTTGAAACAATGGCTTGAATACTTTGAAAATACAAGCCTTGATTTGAAGAATGTGATTATTTGGAAAAAGAATAGTTGGAGTATGGGAGATCTTAAAGGAGCATACGCAGGGCAGTATGAAGTTATCCTATATTTGAATAAGGGTAGAGTGGAATTGAACGGTGCAAGAGATACGGATATATGGGAATTTGACCGAGAACCGCCTAAAATGCACCCGACAATGAAACCTATTGAATTGATTGCATATGCCTTGAACAAGTCAAGTAAAAAAGGTGATGTTGTGTTAGATTGCTTTGGCGGTTCTGGAAGTACATTGATTGCGTGTGAGCAAACAGGGAGAAAGTGTTACACTTGCGAAATCGACCCAAAGTACACAGATGTCATTATAGCAAGGTATGAAAAACTGACAGGAAACAAGGCTATATTACTGATGGGAGAAGTTCACAGGTCAGAAAGCTGTCAAATTGAACTGAGGTGATTAAATGGCAAGACCGAGAAAGGAAATTGACAAAAAAGACTTTGAATCGCTCCTAGCCATTCAATGCTCACAGGAAGAAATAAAAGCATTCATTGAAAATAAGACAGGCGAAACAATATCGATTGATACCATTGAACGATGGTGCAAACGTACTTACAAGAAAAGTTTTGCGGAGGTTTCTGCCGAAAAAAGGGCAATAGGCAAAATTGGACTGCGTAGAGCAGGCTATGAACTTGCAAAGAAAAATCCTGCGGTGCATATCTTTTACTGCAAGAATTATCTTGGCATGACCGATAAGCAAGAAATCACAACAGCCAACATTGACGCTCAGACACGAAACGAGGTGAACAGCCTTGTCGAATCAATCAATGACTACGAAGCTGACGAGAACGAAAGCGATTGAAGTATTATGTAACTATCCTTTCAAATTCGGGCATAGCGTAGGATTTACACTGTTGACTGAACTGCATAACAAGTGGATAAAAGAAATGGTATTCGGCAAGGATGATAAAACGTTACAGGCGCATCGTGGAAGTTATAAGACCACAGCTGTATCAATCGCCCTTGCGATTATCATTATTCTTTATCCGAATCGTAAGACAATGTTTATGCGAAAGTCTGATGATGATGCTAAGGAGATCGTTGCACAGGTAAAGAAGATACTTGAAAATCCAGTCACACAGCAGATTGTATTTGCAATATACGGTGTTGAACTTAAAATAATCAAGTCAAGCGCAGTTGAATTAACTACGAATCTGACGAATGACCCGAGAGGAACGGCGCAGTTAGTCGGCAAAGGTTCAAAAGGTTCTCTGACAGGTAAGCACTTTGACAGGATATTTACTGATGATATTGTAAATGTTCAAGACAGAGTATCAAAAGCCGAAAGAGAACGTACAAAGACGGTCTATCAGGAATTGCAGAACATCAAGAACAGGGGCGGCAGAATCTTCAACACTGGTACACCGTGGCACGTTGAGGACTGCTTCTGTCTGATGCCGAATCCGAAGAAGTATGACTGTTATACAACAGGGCTGATTACATCACAGGAACTTGCAGAACTTAAAGAACGGATGTTATCCTCTCTCTTTGCGGCAAACTATGAGTTAAAGCACATAGCAGCTGAGGATATTATCTTTAAGAATCCAGTTATTGGTGGAGAGCAAACGCTTGTATATCAGGCACGTTTCGTTCACATAGATGCAGCTTACGAGGACAACAAGGACTATACAGCATTGACTATCTGCCGAAAGATAAACGGCAAATACTATGTTTACGGCAGATTATGGCATAAGGCAGTAGACAATGTTAAGGCTGAGATAATAGCGATTAGGCAAAAATTCTGTGCAGGCGGCTTTTACTGCGAAAAGAACGCAGATAAGGGAATGCTTGCAAAGATGCTGAAACTCGAAGGAGAACGAGCGAACACATACCACGAAAGCGAAAACAAGTATATGAAGATCGTCACATACTTGAAATGGGAGTGGTCGAACGTTATATTTGTTGATGGTACTGACAAAGAATACATACAGCAGATATGTGACTATAACGAATTTGCAGAGCATGATGATGCTCCAGATAGTTTAGCAAGCTATATCCGCAAGTTGTATGGCGGTGTTCAGTATCAAGCCATTTTGTGATAATATGGGGATTTTATGAAAGAGGGTGTTTGAAACGCTTACACATAACGATCTGCTCAAATGCGGTGATGATGATACAAAGCGAATAGCATTTATTGAGC